CAGGATTTGGAAGAATACCTTTCTGTATTTCATCTTCAATCTGCATATCAATCTCTTCAATTTCCTGATCAGTTTGTTGTAATACTCTCTTACGAACAAACTCTGTAGAGTAGTACTTACCAATATAAGGTTCGATAGTTGCAAGATTACTCAAACGATTTTGTAACATCTCAGATTCTTTGAGTTCTGCAAACTGATTATCATATAGGAAATCATATTGAATATGATCTTCCATTTGTTTCCAATCTTCTGGAGTTACAATATTCTTAAGAATTAATTGAGTCTTAAGCATATCGTTAAACATATGTGCAAAACGCTTTCTTAAACGTCCCACAAATTTAGAGAACTGAAGTTCATCTCTTAGTATTTCTGATGAACGACCTAAATTAAATCCACTATCAGCACCGATTCTTGATTCTGGTACACCTAACGCACGATATAATTTTTTCTGGAAGTACTCAATATCTGTAAGTTCACCAAGATTTTGTCCACCTGGTAAAGTTGTGATTTCAGTTCCACGACCACCTTCTCTACGAGGCAACCAGAAATCCTCCATCATTGACATAAACTTACGATCATCTCTGATTTCACCAGTTTGTGCATTATATACGAGTTTATTACGATAGCGATTCATTACCTCTTTAAGGTATTGCTCTGCTTTAATTTTTGGTAGATTACCTACATCAATATAAAATATTCTTCTTTCTGGTGCTCTCGATAATCTATAAATTACGAGACTATCTTCAATCATTCTTAATTGATTGAGTGCTTTAATAGCTTTTTGTAGATACGAGAGAACTCTGTTCTTATTACGATCAACTAATCCTGATGTACAATATACAATTGAATCTTTTGATATTTTAACTGCACCTTTTCCTGCCTGTGCAATCATACCTGTTGGATAGTTTGGTTTCTGAGTGTAAAGATAATACTCATCAAACTGTGGATTTGGAACTGATTCCTTATCACTCTTAACACGAATAGTTAAATCTTTAATATTTGATTTCTTTTCTTGACGAATATATTTGATCTTCATTGGATCAATATATCTTAAATCTTGAATACCTTCTTGAGGATTTTTAGGATCTATAACCTTTAGATAATATACACGACCATCAATGTACCAATTTCTAAAAATTTCATGAGACTTCTTATCAAAGTCCATTGTTTCCTTTAAATATCTAAACTCTTCTCTAATTTTCTTTTTAATACCTTCACTAGCATTAAGGTTTGATAACTCTACCTCTACTGGTGAGTCATATAAATCTGTGACGATTGCTTCATTAACAACGTCTTCGATAGCCTTATCCACTTCTGGATGAAGAGCCATCTCTCTATATCTCTTAATTAATTCGTGTTCAGAACGATATGCACCCTCAATATCTACGTATTGACCATAAAAACCACTTGCAATATAATTATCAACCCCGTCCTCATTATTTTTGGGGACAGGGCTAACAATCGAAGTGGATTTGTTTTGTGAATCCTCAATTGAAAAACCAAAAAGTTTTGCCATTATATTATGAACTTGTTATTATGTTCTATTTAGCTGATGTTCTCACCGCCTGATATGGGACTATCTCCCTTCAGAATTTCGATATACTGAACCTGAAGTTCAACAGTGAATTCCTGAATACCTTGAGCGTCATATGAAAGTTCGATAGGACCGACCTGAGTTGGGAATGTATCATAGAAACGATATTTCCTGATACTTTGTCCATCACGGTCAAGTTGGAATACAAATGCGTCTGCTTGATAATCTGCTGGATTTACTAAACCAGTGTTATCATTCAACTTGTTAATTGTATTCATCCAGTTCTCGAATGCAGATCTTATTGCAAAGTCTGTATCGTTGATAACTGTGACTGTCCAAGAATCGAATGTTCTGTCACCCGCAATCTTGAGTACCCTTCCTCTGAAAGGTACTTCGATTTGTGCGATGTTTGATGCTGGAAGTCGTGCCCCTTTAACTAAAAATCTTGATTTGTCAAGAACATCCTGTGCTGGTTGAGCAGCATCTGGGAATGTGAGGACAACTTCAAACAGATTAGCACGGGCACCGCCACCTGTCAACTTACTCTTAAAGTCGGAAATCGTCCTTAATGGTGGTGGATTTACCTGATTTCTACTAGCCATAGTTGGTTAAACCTCTGTTAATTAAACGGAACCAATTACTTCTTCAAATGCAACACCAGTTCTGGTAGCAACAAAGGTTAGACCTATGAAGTTGATAGAACGTGCTGGTTTGATAAAGATGTCAGCAACAAATTCATTACGATCAATGACTGCTGCAGTATTATTTGTTTCATCGCAAATCACAACAAAGTCAAATATACCTCTGTTGGATTGAACCTCTCTTAGGAATGGTTCAATAATATTTACGAAGTTTGTTCTAGTTAGTTCATCATTGAACTCAAAGAGTTGATCCTTAGCCGCTGCTGATATAGCATCCTCTAAGAAAATGAACAATCTACGAACGTTGATTCGGTCAAATGCCGATGATTTACCAAATCCTGTCTTATCTCCAAAGAGAATTATTCCAGCACCTGGTGAAAGTATAACAGGATTCACTCTATTAGAATAAAGAATGTCTCTCTGTTTTTTGCCAGGATTGTAAACAAGTTTAACTGAATTAAGTATTGCACCTCTAGCAGTACCCGCAGGTGAGAACCAAGGGAACTGTTCAATATCAGTTCTTGCACAAGTTCCAGCAATGTCACCGTTTAATGGTACATATCTAAATGTATTATTGAAACGGTCAAACATATATTTGTATCCACTATCAAATACACCATATGTTGTTGATGTTATAGGAGCATAGTATCCGACAATGTTATTTGTCATCGTGTCTATGTTGTTCACTGTCACAGCACCTACTGAACTATCATTCAAAAATGCCTGACGATAAGGTGAAACAAATGCGACTGCATCCTTTCTTGCTTCAGCAACTGCGATTATTTTTTCAGCAATTGCCTGAGACTGCTCTTTTGGATGATGAGCAGCACCCATCAAGATGAAGTCTACTTCTATCTCTTCTTTGTTTTCAAATAATCCATAACCAGTGATTAAATCATCAACACCAGATGTTAGAGCACCTGAAGTTGTATAATCAGTTTTATCTCCGTAGTTAGTACCACCTGCTAAAGAAGCAGTGACTACACCAGATAATCCAAAGTTTACTTCGCTCGCATCCTGATCCCATCCACTATCAGCATCTAAATTACCAATTGCAGTTGCAGTTCCAGCAGTGAATCCACTTGTTGTGATTCCTGCAGGAGCACTACCACCGTAAATGTATGCAGAATTAGTAGCGAGATATTTTCTCCAATATGATGTTGAACCCACTGAGTATTCAGCGTCTTTTGCTTTCGATAAGTTTAGATGTTTTTCAAGGATTGTACCAGCGTTACCAGTAATTGTTCCTTTGTCGTCTATGACAACAACGTGAAGTTCATCGAATCGACCACCTCTTGCAGCAGCATAAGATGAAGTACCAGGTGCATCTGCTACCTGATCCCATTCTAAACTAATAGGATTACCGTTTGTATCAGTTTGTGTTAAAACAATGTTTTGTTGTTCAAACCAATCAACCGCTGCTGTTACAGATTGTGCTGTTCCACCAACATTAGATCCAGCTGGTGTTGCTGATATGTTTCCAGTTGCAAAGTTGTAAACACCACCATTTTGATAATTAACGTTTGTTACTGTACCAGCGGTTGAGACGTGAGCAAGTGTCTTAACACTTATGGTTCCAGATCCAACTTCAGTAACAATACCTTTGATGTATCCATCAAGAACACTTGTTCCAGCAGCACCTGCAACTATTCTACCAGCAGCAGATTGTGTTATACCCAATCCAACTGTGCTAATACCAGATACTGTTAATACTTGGTCTGCTTTTGCATCTATGATTGCAACTCTAACTCCGTTTGCATATGTACCAGGTGTTTTAGATGCAACTGTAACACCAGTAATTGTATTATCATCATAACCTAATTGATTATAATGAGTGTCGCTCTTGATCCTTATACTAGAAGCAGTTCCTACAAAAGCATTTTTAAGACCAACTCCAGTTAGTGTGTTGAAATCATCAGCACGAATAACTTGAAGTGTTCCACCGTATGCTAAGTATGAAGATGCAACCATCCAATACTCGTAGTGATTATCTACTGAATATGGTTGTCCAAAAGTTTGTAATAGATCCTCCTCACTTTCAATGAGTTGTGCTTCCTCCACAGGACCTTTCGTAAAGGGAGCAACTATAGCACCAATAGAGCCGCTTGTTGCGTCTACTCTACCAATGGTAAGGTCTACTTCTCTAACTTGGATACCAGGAGAGGCTAAATTTAAAGCCATATTGTATTCTCCAATCTCAGGATATTTTTTCTGAAATTATTTATTAAAAACACCATTTTCATCGGGGAAACAGTGCATGAACTACCAATCTGGATATTCCCATCTTTTTATATCTACTTTCTTTTTCTTTTTCACTCTTTGAATTGTACAAGTTTTACATTCATATGAATAAGAAGATTGAATGCTTTTATTTTTTCTTATCAGATAGAAACCATCTATTAAATCTTTTATTTTTCCACAAACACGACACTTTCTTTCCGTCAGAACAAAAGAATCAACCTCCAGTTGTTCATCAAAATCCATTATAGAACTTGAATTACTCCATTACAATCTGGAATATCTTGTAATATCTTATTTTCTATGCCTTGTTTAAGAGTCATAGCACTCATCGCACAACTAGTACAAGCACCACCTAATCTAACTTTCACAAACTTCGTTTCCTCTTCTATTTCTACAAACTCTACAAATCCACCATCAGCTTCAATATAAGGAGCAATCTCAGACAAAGATTCAATTACATTACTAGCAGTTAATTCCATTACATATAATCCCACATATAAGAACGATCACCATATTCATCTACTTTCCATAAATCACCATCAGCATCAACAAAAGAGTTATCATCCAATCCATCAGACATAAAACCAAATGGTGCCATATCCTGTTCAATTTGATTCTTCTGTTCTTCATATATTCTCTTTCTAACGTCGTTATCAGTCATTTCCTTGAAATAATCTTGTGCAACTAACCAAGCAAATATAACTAAACACATTGCTAAGTCATCATTACACCCTTCCTCTGCTTCAAAAGAATTATGTTTTTGTGAAAAAGTGGTCAATTCGGATATTATATCATAGTCTATAATGAGTATTTTGTCATCTTCTAGTAAAGTTTTTAGATTTGAACATCCTAACTTTTTAACTGCTGCTGTAGTTCTTACACCCAACTGAGATCTTTTACCACTAAATCCAGCACCAACTACTTGACCTGCACGACCTCTTTGAGAGCACATTAATAAATTATCATACTCTAAGTCATAGTTTAGAATAGATGCAACTTGGTCTCCAATATCATTTACCTCACATAATATGAATGCTTTATTATATGCTTTT